AAGAAGTGCGTCTAGCATCACCAGATGGAAGATCGGCAAGAAGTTTGTTAGCCGTTGCAAGCCGATCATTGATTCCAGCAATCTGAGCATTTCCGCGATCAATCACGCTGTTTAGGCGGGATAGCTTCGAATTGTTGTAATCGTCAACAATATTCTGATCGGATATTTGGAAGTTTAATTTTGATCCAAGATCAGAAGATCCATAATTACGGGCTGCTGAAAGTTGAGACAAAGCTTGATTAAAGGCTGGGCCAGCAGGACCAGCAGCCCCACTCCCAGATTTATCTCCAGTAAGGGCGCGGATTTGATCTGATAAAGTATCGTATTGTTTTTCCCTTGAAATAATTGGATCAATCTTGCTTTTAATTGCATCATTTATTCGTATGTTTGTAATGTTATCCTTGGCATCTGCTACGGCTGCATTAAGATCATATCTTCCACCTCCAATTATATAATTGTCTGGATTTACCCCCATTGCCGATATGTTGTTTCTAACTTCTCGGCTTGCTTGTTGGCCAAATTCTGTGTTAATCAATCCTTCTCCACCAGGACCCCTTCCACTGAAATACATATATCTGTCTCCGCTAAAGCCTTGACCTTGGCCTGCGATATTTACATCGGCTACCTTTATGGCGTTCTGAATTTGCTCTATTGTCATACCTAAGCCTTTAACTCTGGACTACCAATGTTCGTCCCAATCGTGCCATAGAAATCAACTGGTCCTGGCTGTCGGTTAAACGCCACATTCTGCTCAACTGATCCGTATGGGCTGGCTCCATAAAGACGCTCGAACTGGCGAGTCATCTGATCGCCTAATCCACGATTCAAAGCATACGCCTGTGGGCTAGTCTCATACTGCCTGCGAAGAGATTCTAGCGTGCGCTGTGGGCCGTATTGACGTTCTAATTGCATCCCAGCCTGCACGCCTGCTTGCTGGTCTAGGGCTGATAGTTGCCGTTCTAATGCGCGCTGCTGGGGTTGGTATTGAATGCGTAGCTTGTTTTCAAGAGCTGCCATAGCAGGAGATTTCTCTATATAAGTATCAATGTTCATCCGATAGGCAGCAGCATTAGCCTGTGCGACCGCTGCTGGATCAGGCGGAGGGGGCGGTGATGGAATAGAAGGCGATCCACCCATGGTGTTAAACCCTAGCCTTTCGCATAAATGTCATATAGTCGTAACTCCTTGGTTTTCCAGAACGATTAAAGGTGATCCGCTTGCGAGGACCGAATCTCTCCCATAGGAGCAACAGCAAGCATCGTAAGGATTTAGCACCCTTTGAGGAGATCGTCAAGTCAACAAATACATTCTGACCATCTTCGCTATGCACATAATGCACAGGCTCTTGCCCATCCTTTATGCACCTGGCTAAAGCCACGCCAGCAATGCCTTCATTATCCCTTACAATGCCAACCATGCCCTGCTTCTCAAACCATCCAAACCACTCAGCAAGGTTATGCCACATCGACTCTGGGACACCGCTTTGCTCAATATACTCGATAGCCGTCATAGGGTTTTCTGGATCTCAATTGTATCTGGATTGGCCGCAGCCGTGATCTGGCGTATAGCCATCTTGTTTGCTGAACTGGAAATCTTGATATTGATTAAACGCCACTTCTCGTACTTGCGAAGGTCGCTGGCTAGCTTCTTCTTGACCGAGGACGGAAGGACGGCTGGCAGTGTAAATGGCAGGGTTAGGTTTGAGCTTGCAATGTTTAGGTTAGGTACAACGCTGACATCCCCAACATCCACGTCACGCTGGATGAATACGTTCGCATCGCTTGAGAATGAGTTATCAAATACAATCTCGAAGTGACTGCCATACTTGAGTGAAAAAGGATCGCCAAAGTTAAAGTCCTTGGTTCTTACGAATGATTCATAATCTGTTCCAGAATCAACGTAATCAGATGAAGTAGTCCCAGCGGGAGTTTTATAACCAGCATACTTGCTAATAAGTCCTGTTGTATTTTTCAACATCAACCTTGAGCCTTCACCGTTGAAATTGGTTAGGGCAAACTGCATTGCTTTCAGAGTCCAAGTTCCCTCAAACGCCCCTAGCGCGGTGTTGTACACTAGCAAAGTATCGTTGGTATCGTTTGACTCAGTGGGTATGGACAAAAAGTATCTATTATCGTAATACATAGCAGTAGATACTGCGATAGCCTGCGTATTGATGCTCTGGATAACATCCTTAACTATCTCTGAAATGGGTATTCCAACTGAGCTAAAGTCATCCGCTACTGATCGCACCAGCGACCTAATGCCGTTGTCCGATAAGAACAATATGTCGCTACTGACCTGAACCGCAGTACCAGTAGCAACGCACCCTGTATTGTTGGATATGATGGACACAATCCAATCAGCTGCTGTTACTGCATCACTTGGCACATCTACTTGAAATACCCTACGCTTCTTGAATACGATGATCCTATTCTTGTAGTAAGGAACGATTGCGGTTATCTCATCACCATCATCTCCGTTGACAACGATGCTGTTGGTCGCGTCCCATATAGAAGGATCTAATATGTCCGAGGCGTAAAGCGTGTTTCGGTTAGACCCAGAACCAACTGCGAACAACCTGTTCTCCGTGTTAATCAATAGCCTTAAACTTTGTGGCGGTGGGCTAACAGTGGCAGTAGCAGTCGCACCAGAACCATTTCCAATGATTGTGATTGTTGGTGCAGTTGAATAGCCAGAACCACCATTAACAACAGTCACACCTGTTACGGCTCCACCAGCAGCAACTGTTGTAATAAAGGTTGGAACTGTTCCGCCCCAATTTGGTCCTGTAGCAATTGCAGTCGCGCTTGTGTATCCACTTCCAGCAGTAGTAACTGTTACAGCACGAACCTTGCCACCTTGCCTTGTAATAATGCTACCATCCCAATAATGAAAGTCTCCGTCTGCATCAGCCAAGTACATCTTGTCATTAAACTGAGCCATTGAAACTTCAGTTGTGCTGAGAACTGAATAACCATTAGACCATTGCTGGGCGTAAGAGTTCCATGCGCTTGTTGATTGGCTCCAAGTAGCATCAATTGGATGCATGGTGGAAGTTCCATTTGAATCAATGCTAAAGAACCTTCCGTTGGTTACAGTCAACAACTGCTCGTTAGCAGCAGTCTCGTAATAGCGCATTCCTCCAATAGAACCAACTGCGCTTGTAGCAGTAGTGCAAAAGTTTGTTGTACCAACGCGAGTTTCAAGATTGCCCTTTGGGGAAAGGGTCATGTTTTGTAACTGCTGTACTTGATTCTCGGACAGTAGGTCGGATTGCAGGCCACTGGCTTGACCGCCAGTAAAATTGCGTATTCCGTCAAAGGACAGAACATCGTCCAAATTTTCGCTGTAATAAGGCATAAGCCTCCTTTACGCTGAGAACATTTCTTCTATGGTTAGCTCGCCTAAACTTTGCGGAGTGATTTGCTTTACTCCTCCAACTTGGCTCAACTCGTAGTTAGCCATCAAAGCAAGATCAGCGTTAGCAGTCTGCGTGATGGCTTGCGCCTTGGCATACTGCCGTTCACGCTCTAGGGCATCAGAATGGGTTAAGGCCAGAACAAGATGATGAACGTGGGGTAAGCGAAGTTCATCATTCAAAGCTGAATCAGACGGAGGAAAATCAACGATATAGTTTGTCCTGGTAAGGCATTTCAGTTTTTCGACAACACGCAATGGGATTGTGCCAGATGTTTTAAGTCTTGGGTAGAGATTTAACTGTGCAACTCCACTGCTGTTCCTGCCAGTAAAATGGTAGGTATCTGGATCTCCAGTACGCGCATCGTCAAGCAAGCCTGGGTCTTGGCTGATGATCGTAGCCAAGTCAATCGGATCAACCTCTGCATCGTTATAAGCTACCGAGAGAGGAGTTTCAACATTCGTGCCTAGCGTGATTTGCCTATTTGTTCCAACTGAATAGGTTGAGTTGGTTACAGTCTCACGCCAAGGCGCAAAGTCCCATACTCGGCGGTAGGCCAAGCTTGCAGCTTTCTGCAAGAAGGTAAGCATATCGGCATCGGTCTTGCCGATCTTCTCGCCTGCGTATTGGGCTATTTCAGTTAGGGTCATTTAGTTATCTAAAAATAGAAATATAGACACTTGTTGTGTCTGTAGGAGTAAAAGCTCCGTCTGAAATTATCACGTTGCAAGTGCTTGAACCAATTGATTGTACCTTATGGTTGTTGCCTAATGCTGAGGCTAATGAAACAGCATAACTTGCATCAGCCATAGCTACTGTAAAAGTTGCAGTATAATTTCCAGCGCTATTTTTCAAAACGCTTGCCACATTTCCAGATCCTCTTATTTTTACGTTAGCACCATTTGTAGATGCACCTGTGTCCCCCTCATTGCGTGTGCCATCAAAATTAACCCAAGCTCTTGCACCAAAAATAGGAGCAGAACCACTTTGCGCTCCGCTTAGTTTTGGAGCAGTGATTGATCCATCTGCTGGAGTTGTTGAAAATGTTCCAGTTGTCGCTGCTGTAACTCTTCCCTTTGCATCAATAGTTATGAATGGAATTGCAGATGCGCTTCCATAAACTCCAGCCGTTGCCCCAGTTGTTGCAAGCGCCCCTGTCCCTTGGCTAATTGTAAAATCACCAGCAAGAGTAGTGGACAGATTTGTAATAGTCCCAGTTGTGCTGTTTAATGTTGCTACAGTTCCTGTCGTGCTTCTTAAATTTGTAATCGTTCCAGTAGTGCTGTTAAGGGTTAGGATAGTTCCGCTTGTTACAATTTCTGCCGTTGATGTAGTCGTTCCAGTTGTAAGAGTAGGGATAACGGCTGTAGTAATCGTAGCCGCAGTCGATGTGGTTGTTCCAGCGGTAAGGTTAGGAATCGTGCCAGTAGTAATCGTCGCGCTGGTGCTAACTGTGTAATTTCCAGTAGCAGTGCCGTAGGTCAACGCACCAGATAAGCTTAGGTTGGTATAAGTCCCGCTGGTAAGCGCATCATCAAACAAATTCTGAACTGTTGCACGCCTAGGCGCGCCTGTATCGGAAACGCCATTAACAGCAATCAGAAGCTGGTCGGCAGTTCCTACTGTTGTTAATTCGGTCTGGGTTGTGATTAGGCCAGCGTAAATTGATGTATCATCAATGAGATTATGCAAGCCAGCCGCAGTAACAGTTCCGTTAGTAGGAAATGTCGTTGTTCGATTTAGAATTGTTGCCATAAATTAAGCTATAAACCTCATTGCGGTTGCGTAAAGCGTGCCAGCAGGGATTGTTCCATGTGAAATTGTATCTGTATTAAGAATTGTGTATCTAATAACATTTGCACCCTCAACCCTAAATTGGCTCATCATTCTTGCTCCAGCGGTAGGTACTCCAGTGGTTCCAGAGCTTGAGCTAAGTGAGTTAAGTCCACCAAAAACAATATCACCAATCGCTGCACCAGAAACTGTAAATGTTCCAGTTGTTATGTTTGATCCACTTGTTGCTGAATCAAGGTCTTGAAGTGTCGCTCCAGTAAATGCAGCAGTGCCATAATTAAATGATGTAACTCCGCCAGTAGAGCCAGTAATCCTAGCTGTTCCAAATGTAGCAGAAGCAATCGTTGATACGTTTACCGACTCAGTGCCAATTGTAGCTGTGCCAGTAGAGGCTGTAATGTTTGAACCAAAAGTAATCGCGCCAAGCTGAAGAGGGATTGTAGCACTGCTAATCGTAGCCGTGCTGATTGTGGCTGTTCCAATCGTAACCGTGCCAGTAGTGGCAGAGATGCTTGACGAGAAGGTTGCTGCACCAGTTACTCCAAGGCTGGAGGACAAGGTGACTGCACCAGTAACGCCTAAAGTAGAGGAAAGGGTGCAAGCGGCTGTTACACCAAGCGTGGAGGCCAGGGTGGTCGCTCCAACCGCATTAAGCGTGCCAGTTGAGTTTACGCCTGTCGTAGATAGCTGAAGCGCAGAGGATACGTTGTTGCCATCGGTGATGGTCTGGATCGTTCCGTCTATGCCAGTAAGACCGCTAGTCTTAATTAGCTGGACGTAACTGGTCGAAATGTTCTGCGTTCCTAATGTTGCCATTTTATCTCCCTAGCCGTTAAAGCGGTTTTTGAGGACATCCCAGGCCATTGAGCAGGCCAGCCCAACGACTCCAGCTACAGCCAGGACCTTCGTCTTTAAGGTTTCCAGCGCACCTAATCTATTAGCAACATCCCCGTGGAAAGCAAGTGACCTTTCTACCATGGAGTAAAGTTGAAGCTGGCGTTCCTCCATCCTGGCGAGTCTAACCTCCATATTCCACACTTGCTCTTCACTCATGGCTTAGTAGCCCCCAGGTCAGATGCAGCCCCCATATCCGAATATACAGGAAGCGGATTATTATCAACCTTATCTGGCGAGCAGGATGCAAAAACAAGGCAGAGGATGGCTAACAAAATGTTCATCAAGTTGCGGTGATGGTGATTGATGGAAACCAGCCAGATGTAGGTATGTAGTTTGAGTTTGTGGATGAGTTTTCAGAGAGAACTCTAAAACCAAAATATAAATATCCATCACTATTTTCATCCAAAACTATTCCAGCCCTCCATACAGAAGAAGTCATTGGGCCTGCATCAAAATCTGCAGTTGCAGTAAATACTGTATTTGGAGGTATTAAAATATATCCATAAGCGTGAAATGGATAATCTATTGGATTAAATCCAGCTTGGTTCAAATAAACAAGTCCAGATGATAAATATGCCTGTTCGCTTATAATTGATCCAGCAACTCTAGATCCAATAGTTGTTACTTTTGTATATGTTCCAGTTGGAACAAAAAAATTATTGCCAGATATATTAACTGCGTTTGTAGTGGCTACAGCAAGACCGCTGGGTGGTGCTCCGCGTCCAACCTTGCGAACAGCTTGCACGCCCAAGCCTAAAGATAATCTTGGCATATAATTAAAATGCAATCACCCGCCAAGGACTTGAACCTTTGGCGGTGTGGTTGCTTGAATCATTAACCAGCTATGTAGCCGATCACCTTGCCAGTTCCAGCCGTGTAGCTGTCAAACTCGCCATAGATGATGTTGCCTGAGCCAATCGTAACACCAGTCAGAGTTCCATCATATTTACCGCTAATCGCGCTAAACGTGGTATCTGAAAGCATCTGGATCGCCCAGTAGCCACCAGTAGCTGTTCCTTGCGTCCCTACGGAAAATCCGTATTGAGCCTGGAATTTATCTAATGCGCGTGACATTAGGTGTGCAAGGCAATTCTGTAAGAAGTGCCGTTAAGAGTCACGTTTAAGGAAGCAGGAGAAGTTGCAACAGTATTAACTGTGCCACCACTCGAAGCTGCCGTAATTTCAAACACATTTGTTTGGCTTTGGGTATCAAAGCGGATAGCTTTTCCCTTGGCCTTGCGTTGGCTTCGTACAAATTCATTTGCCATATTTTTTTCTCCTTATAGCCGCACGTTTGATACTATCTGGCGTGTACTGGCTTCTAAACCTACTACCAAGCTTTTGTTCCTGGCGATAGTACCCCTTCATCAAGTTTGTTTGATTGACTCCCAGCGGGTTGTCGAGGGGTTCGCCAACCCCCACTAGGCTCAATCTTTGCGGGACGGTGAATCGTTTAAGATAACGAGGGACAGAGTCCCTTTCGGCTACAGCTTTTTCCAGTTCGACAACTTTCCCATTTCTGGAGTCTTCGTACTGGTAAATTGGCATATTAGCTATAATTATTCTTATCCGACTCCTCGGCCATCTTCATCATCTTTTCCTCTTCGGACATTGAGTTTTCACCTTCGGACATGTCTTCCGACTTGTCCTTAGATTCACTTTCGCTCATAGCGTGTTCCACATTAACGTGGGCAACGCCATTCTCGATCATGTCAATTGTTCCAGAGAGTTCAACAGAATCACCTACTTCTGGAGAAACATTCTCGCTGCCATCGTTCATTTCGAACTTGGAAACGGGAAGCATCACCATTCCAGACTTCATCATTTTATTCATAGGTTTTTCAGATGAGGAAGAGGCTGGGGAGGTTTTATCCTCCCCAGCTTTCCGAGGACCCATAGCGATAACTAGGGTTCCCATTTAATTATTAGCTGTAGTTGGACTTCGCAACGATGACTCGGAAGAACCGAGGATCGAGTTGCTTGGCCGCGTAGAACGTCTT